AAAAATCTTGGGGTGCACCGCACATCACTAAAGATGGTGTTAGTGTAGCTAAAGAAATTGAATTAAAAGACGCACTACAAAATATGGGTGCGCAGATGGTTAAGGAAGTCGCGTCAAAAACCGCAGATTTAGCGGGCGACGGGACTACAACTGCTACAGTTCTAGCACAGGCAATTGTGCGTGAAGGTAACAAAGCAGTGGCCGCTGGTATGAATCCAATGGACCTCAAACGTGGTATTGATCTAGCTGTAGCCGCAGTGGTAGAACAGTTGGCTAAAATTGCTGTGCCATGTGATACTACACAAAGTATCGAACAAGTAGGTACTATCTCAGCTAACAGCGACAACACAATTGGTAAGATTATTGCCACAGCAATGGAACGTGTTGGCCGTGAAGGTGTTATCACAGTTGAAGATGGTAAATCCTTGGAAATGGAATTGGAAGTCCTGGATGGCATGCAGTTTGACAGAGGTTTTTTATCGCCTTATTTTATAAATCAACCCGACAAACAGGTTGCAATCTTAGACAATCCCTACATCTTATTATTCAATAAGAAAATTAGCTCAATCAAGGATATTCTTCCTGTGCTAGAGCAAGTACGTGGTGCAGGTCGCACATTGTTTATCATTACAGAAGACCTAGAAGGCGAAGCACTAGCAACATTAGTCATCAACAGTATGAAAGGTGTGTTAAAAGTTTGTGCTGTTAAAGCACCAGGCTTTGGTGATCGTCGTACAGGTATGATGGAAGATATTGCTGTGTTAACCGGCGGTACTGTAGTAGCCGAAGAGTTAGGTCTTAAACTTGAAAATGTTAAGTTAACTGATCTAGGTCAAGCGGCACGTGTCGAAGTAACTCGTGACACAACTATCATTATTGATGGTGCTGGTACACGCCAAGCAATTGACGATAGAGTTTCATTAATCCGTACACAAATTGACCTAGTTGAAAGCGACTACGACAAAGAGAAACTACAGGAACGTGTGGCTAAACTTGTTGGCGGAGTAGCAGTGATCAAAGTGGGTGCAAGTACAGAAGTAGAAATGAAAGAGAAAAAAGACCGTGTTGATGATGCTCTACATGCTACACGTGCCGCAGTGGAAGAAGGTGTGGTGCCAGGTGGTGGTGTAGCTCTAATCCGTGCTAAACAGGTAGTGTTTGGCTTGAAAGGTGCAAACAATGACCAATCAGTGGGTATTGACATTGTCTTACGTGCAATTGAAGCACCATTGCGTAGTATTGTAGAAAATGCCGGTGGTGAAGCTAGTGTTGTAGTTAACGAAATTGCCAATGGCACAGCTAACTACGGTTTCAATGCTGCAAATGACACCTACGGTGACATGATTGAAATGGGTGTAGTTGATCCTGCTAAAGTTTGTAGAGTTGCGCTACAAAATGCCGCAGGTGTTGCTGGCCTATTGCTTACATCAGAGGCAGCAATTTATGAATTGCCAAAAGATGACAAGGCAGATGTTGGCCACGGCATGATGTAATTAACTATAAGTTAATTGTTCCTAAAAATAGCACCTCCGGGTGCTATTTTTTTTTGCCTGGAATAAATACTGTATAATTCATTAAATGGGGAATATAGGAACCATGGCAAATAGTAATTTCGTAGTACACAACGGGCTCACAGTTGGGCCGACAACAATCGATGCAACAAGCGGTAACGTTTCAATTCCGGTAGGAAAGATGATTACCATTGGTAACATTATTTTACGTGATAACGGTGATGGACAATTAGCTGTACGTGACATCACAGACAACAGCGATGCAATCATCAATGCTACTTTAGATTCTGGATCACAGACATTAGGTAATATTCAAATTGGTAATAACCATATTGAATCAATTAACGCCAACGGACAACTTAGTCTTCGTCCAAACGGTACCGGTAATATTGCGCTTAGTTCAAATACCATTGATGTTGGGCGAGGCGGAGTCACAACTATTTCAACAGGCGGTACCTTCACAGGCGCTAATTTAACATTAGCACCGGGCGGAGCAGGATTTGTTGTTGTTACTGGTAATTTACAAGTTAGTGGTAATTTTGTTGTTAATGGTACTACAACAAATATTAACTCAACGAATTTAGTTATTGAGGATAAAAATATTGTCCTTGCTGACGTTGCTGCACCTGATAATACTACTGCGGATGGTGGTGGTATTACACTTAAAGGTGCTACAGATAAAACTCTTAATTGGGTTAATGCAACTGCTGCATGGACATCATCTGAAGACTTTGCCTTGGCATCTGGTAAAGTTTATAAGATTAATGGTACCTCAGTATTAAGCTCAACTACACTAGGATCTGGCGTAACAGGTTCTAGTTTAACTTCAGTTGGTACGTTGACTGCACTTACAGTTAGCGGTGCAATCACAGTTAACAGCGGTAATGGTGTTACAGCCTTAATTAACGGTGGTACTAACGGAGTAGGTAATATTGGTTCATCAACTACAGGGTTTAACACAGTATTTGCTAAATCGACATCAGCACAATATGCTGACTTGGCAGAAAACTATCAAGCAGATGCAGCGTATACACCGGGCACAGTGGTACACTTTGGTGGTGAGTTCGAAGTTACAGCATGTGATACGGATATGTGTACTCGTGTGGCAGGTGTTGTATCTACTGCTCCGGCACACTTAATGAACACTGGTTTAGCGGGTGACAACGTAGTAGCACTAGCATTAACGGGTCGTGTTCCATGTCTAGTACAAGGCAATGTACGTAAAGGTGACATGATGGTAAGTGCAGGCAATGGCCGAGCAAGAGCAGAAGCTAATCCAAGTGTCGGATCAGTAATTGGTAAAGCAATAGAAAACTTTGATGGTCTAGAAGGCGTTATTGAAGTAGTGGTAGGCATTAGGTAATTAAACACTAAAATAGTATTAAAATAGAATAGGACCTTAGGGTCCTATTTTCGTATAAATACTTAGAATAATACGAGAATCTCAATGGCATTAACTAGACCAACCGCAGCTCAGATTAATACAGTGATCACATCCATCAGTGATCCAATAATGGTATTAAATCAAGGTAGCACTGCAGCCAATATAGACATTGGTTTTGTAATGAATCGTACCAATGGTACAGTGGCTAATATAGCACTATTTTGGGATGAAAGTGCTAATACTTTTGCTACAGCATTTACTACGAATTCGGGTAGAACTGATGCTAATATTACAATTAGTGAATATGCTAATATTAAAGCAGGTACAATATTTGGTAACATTGGCGGCGGAAGTACATTAAGTAATGTCTATGTTACTGGCAGTCTGTTACCTGCAGCAAATGTCACGTTTGATCTAGGCAGCCCAACCCAACGTTGGCGTGAGGGGTGGTTTAGCGGTAGTACAATCCACATCGGTAGTGAATCTATCAGTGTAGACACCAATGGTAAATGGATGTTTACCAGTGATGGAACCACTGTAGAGTTAGGTAAAAATAATGATTTCAATCCGCCCAATGCAAACGTTTCTGGTGCAGTTACCGCAGGTAGTATTAATGTCACTGGGTTTGTGTCACAGGGAACAGGAACGTATGTAACACGTCAATATGTCCTACACGGCACAACAACTAATGCTACAGAAACAGAGATACTAACAGTAGGTGCAGGTACAAGAATGCCTGTAAATACAAATACCACGGTACTGTATGATATACATATCGTAGCAAGAAGAACTGATGCCACCGGTGAATCTGCCGCATGGGAATTAGAAGGCTGTGCGGATAATTTTTCAGGTACAGTAGCTGACGTTGGCGATGTGTACGAAATTGTTGTAGCACAAGATGATGTAACATGGGATGTTGATGCTAGAGCAGACGACACAAATAATAGTATAAACTTGTATGTTACAGGTGCAGCAAATAAAACAATCCGCTGGACCGCAGTGGTTAAAACAATTGAGGTAGCAGAATAATGTCGGCACGTATACGTTCATTTAAATTTGACAATGTATCAAAGAAAATATCTATTGCAGGGCAGGTAGTATCCGATGGATCAACTAGTACCCCTACAGTATCTGGTAATTTGTCAGCAAATACGCAGGGTAATATTACTTCTGTGGGTACATTAAGCTCGCTGGTTGTAACTGGTAATATATCAGCAGCAAATTACAATTATGCCAATGGTGTTAGTATATTAGCAGGGGTTATAGCTAATGCAGGAGCACAGTCTGCATCAATAGCATCGCTGAATACAACTAAGGCAAATCTGAGTGGTGCAACATTCTCTGGACCAGTTACGACTACAGAATTATTTGTTACATCCCCGGGTGGTGACGAGGGTGGACAACTTAACCTAGCTCCGTCAGCGACCAATACTACTTTAGCTGGCAATGTTGTTATTGATGTATTCCAAAATAGATTAAGAATTTTCGAAGGAGGCGGAACAGCTCGCGGTGGATATTTTGATCTATCAGGATTAAGTGCAGGTGTAGGTACTAACCTAGCCGCAGGCGGTGGCGGTTCTCCGGGCGGAACAAATTCACAAATACAATTTAATAATTCTTCTTCGTTTGGTGGTGCATTAAGTTTATATTACTTTTCAGGTAATGGTGTAGTTTTAGCCAACGCTGCCGTTGCATCAACTTCAACTACGACCGGTGCACTGCAAGTATCTGGTGGTATTGGTGTAGCTGGTAATGTGTGGTGTGGTCAAGTTTATTCAACTAATAATGGCAACGGTACTAACTATAGAATCGGTGATGACGCTTGGTTGGGTGATGTGAATACAGCAGATACTGCACAAATAATGGGCGCACAGAATGGTAATAATGGTTATTTACGATTTGGTAATGTAGGTACAGAAACATTAGGTCGTGCCGGTAGTGGTGCGTTAACCTGGACAGGTACGTTCTCTGCGGGCAACATTAATTCCGATAATCATAATTATGCAAATGGTACTTCGATAATTACCACATTATCAACTACTATTACCACTGCTAACACTAACATGAAAGGATATGTTGATGGGCAGATATCGACTACTAGTTCATCAGTAACCACAGCCAACACCAACATGAAAGGATATGTTGATGCGGCTAATACTATACAGTCAAATCAAATAGCAGGTGCCAATGCTGCTATAGTTACTGCTAACACAGCACTTAAAGGTTATACTGATGCTGCAATTACTACAGTTACCAATTCAGTTACTGGTGCTAATGCCGCAATACCTGTCTATACTGCTGGTATCACTGCTCCAAGTAGCCCAAAATCAAATGATGTATGGTACGATACTGCAACAGATATAACATTTTTATATATAAACGATGGTGATAGTAATCAATGGGTTGATATAACATCAACTCCGCTAAATGTTGCAGTATCTACGGTAACCGGAACCACGTTAAGTATTTCGGGCGCCGGATCTATAGGTACTACATTTAGTTCTGGAGCACATACTATTACTGGTAGTCCTACTACTGCCCTTATTAATGGTGGTACAAATGGAGTAGGGAATATCGGAGCTAGTGGTGCTACATTTAATACTATATTTGCAAAATCAACTTCGGCTCAATATGCCGATTTGGCAGAAAAATATACATCAGATAATGAGTATAACCCAGGTACTGTTTTAATATTTGGAGGATTACAGGAAGTTACAATATCAACCAACTCGCATGATCCTACGGTTGCTGGGGTCGTAACTACAAATCCTGCATATCTAATGAATAATGATATTATCGGAGTAGCAGTTGCACTAACCGGAAGAGTACCATGTCAAGTAAAGGGGCCGGTAAATAAAGGTGATAGATTAGTTTCCAGTAGCACTCATGGTACAGCACAACGATTAAGTATGAGTGAATATACTCCGGGTTGTATAATAGGTAAGAGCTTAGAAACAATCGAAACTAACGAAATTAAATTAATTGAAGTAGCAATAGGAAGATTTTAATCATGGCAGGATTTCCAACTGGTCCAACCAATGGGCAACAAGTAACAGCAAATGGAATTACATACACTTATAATAGTACCAAAACAGCTTGGGTGCGCAATACTACAGCTGGTACAAACTTAACAGCGGCAAGTTTAGCAGTTACAAATAGTACAGCAAGTACTAGTTCGGCCTCGGGTGCCTTAATAGTAACAGGCGGTGTGGGCATTGGCGGTAATTTATATGTTGCCGGAGCAATAAACATTGCTACATTAGGAGTAACTACGCTTACAGTTAGTACAACTTCGTCGCTTGCCGCTGCAACAGCCGCATCTTTATCTACAGCAACAATAGTGGCATCAGGTACAACGCAAGTGCAGTCACTTGGTATAGGTACTGCTGCAAGTGGAATAACAGGTGAGATACGTGCAACAAATGCCATTACAGCATTTTATTCAGACAAACGATTAAAAACAAATTTCAAAACAATTGAAAACCCATTAGACAAAGTAGATCAACTTACTGGACTAATGTACACACAAAATGCATTAGCTGAACAGTTTGGGTATAATGATTACTCACAACAAGTTGGCGTGTTTGCACAAGATGTACAACAAGTACAACCAGAAGCAGTCAAACCTGCTCCATTTGATATTGCTGAAGATGGTACAAGTAGTTCGGGCGAAAACTACCTTACTGTACAATACGAAAAATTAATTCCGTTATTAATCGAAGCAATTAAAGAATTAAGGGCTGAAGTAAATCAGTTAAAAGGACTTTAACGTGGCAGTTAGCTTAACTACTTCTAACTATAATCTATTAGACCCATCATCTTGGACTGCTGGATCTGGCAGTGTTGGTATATTTTCTGCAAATGGTGATACTGGAGAACAAAACAGATATATTGGCACGGATCCCTGGGGCAATGCTGCAATGGTTTGGCAATCAGTTCCATCGGGCAATAGTGGAGCCGACGGCGGATGGAACACTAGTGGAGTATCTATCGATTCATCTAAATTATATAGATTTTCTGTCTGGGTTAAACGAACATCAGCAACTGGCGGCGGAACATTCTACTTTGGTCTACAAAGCAGTTCGGGTTCTACAGTAGGATTAGATAATGATGTTGTAAATACCAACCCATATTTTGATTATCGCGGAACTTCTGCGTTAACACAAAATCAATGGTATCTTTTTGTGGGTCATTGTTATCCAGCAACATATTATAGTCGGTTGCCACACGACGACAGTGGATATTATACCACCTCAGGAAGAGTTGGGTGGAATGCAGGTAATGTACCAAACGATTGTAGGTGGGTAGCAGGAACAACTACTGCGGTGCATCGAACATATCATTACTATTGTGCAGAGGCTACTACCCATCTTGAATTTTTCTATCCGAGGATCGACTGCATTGACGGAACACACCCGTCAATACAGAGGTTATTGTCTAATCCATCTGATTCGGAACGAATTACTTTTCCTGATTCTACGAGTCAAAGTACTAATTTTGACAGTGCAAAAGATGCCGGAAAACTAATGTCTACTACAACATTTACGAGTTCAGGTACCTGGATTAAACCACCGGCGTGTACTCGAATTATTGTTAAAGTAGTCGGCGCCGGCGGTGGCGCCTCTGGGTATTGCGAAAGTGGCGGCGCCGGCGGTTACTCAGAAAAAGTAATAGATGTTGCACAAATATCTACTGTTGCAGTTACAGTAGGCGGCGGTGGGGGTGCTGTTGGTTACTACGCAGCAGGTGGAAACGGTGGTACAAGTTCATTTGGGTCTTACTGCTCCGCCACCGGCGGGTATGGAGCAAACCAACATGCAGGTCATACAGGTGGCCACGGTGGGGTTGGTTCTAGTGGTGATGTCAACTTTCTAGGTGGCACAGGGACTGGCCACGGAAATACTGGCGGCAGAGAAGCAGTTGGCACCGGCGGAGCGGGTTATTGGGGCGGCGGAAAAAGAGCATCACATTCCACTAATGCTGATGTTGGCTATTCAGCGCCAGGCGCTGGTGGATGTGGCGGAGCAATGCAAGGATGGGTAGGCAGTGCAGGTGCCTCGGGATTAGTTGTTGTATATGAATATAGATAAGGAATTATCATGGCAATTACATTAACCGCAACAGGAATCACTTTTCCTGATTCTACGAGTCAAAGTACCAAATTTGACAGTACGATAGATGTGGGTAGAATTATTAATATAACTTCATTTACTACAACGGGTACTTGGACCAAACCTGCTGGGTGTACGTCTGTGTTAGTTAAACTTGTGGGCGGTGGCGGTGGCGCCGCTGGGTATTGCGAAAGTGGCGGCGGTGGCGGTTATTCGGAAAAGGTTATTGATGTCACAGCAGTTGCCACAGTTGCAGTTACAGTAGGCGGTGGTGGTTCCTCGGTTGGTTACTACGCAGCTGGCGCAGCTGGTGGTACAAGTTCATTTGGTGCATACTGTTCTGCAACTGGTGGTGGTGGTGCAAATACAGGAGGTTCTCACTGTGGCGGCAACCCGGGATTAGGCAGTGGCGGAAGTATAAATCTATATGGCGGAGTCGGAACAGGTCACACAAACCATGGTGGCCATTTCCCTGGTGGTCAAGGCGGCGGAACATTCTTTGGGTCGAGTGGCACAGTAAATCGAGCCACCACAAGTAATAAATTATATAACGGATCACCAGGAACAGGCGGGCCTGGTGGTAGAACAAATGATGGCAGCGGCGGCGCTGGTATTGCAAATGGCGAGTCCGGTCTTGTTATCGTTTATGCATATAGTTGAGGGAATAACATGGCAATCACATTAGGTATAAATGGTATTACTTTTTCAGATAATTCGATACAATTATCTAATTTTGACAGCTCGATTAGTACAGGTAAGTTATTATCTATATCGACCTTTACAGCATCAGGCACATGGACTAAACCATCTGGCTGTACGAATATTGTAGTTAAAGTTGTTGGTGGTGGTGGTGGTGGTTCATCATACTGTGAAAGTGGTGGTGGTGGTGGATTTAGTGAAAAGAGGCTGGATGTAACCGCAGTTTCTACTGTTGCAGTTACAGTAGGTGGCGGCGGCCTATTAGCAGCTTATTCCGGCGGCAACGCTGGTGGTACAAGTTCATTTGGTGCATACTGTTCTGCCACTGGTGGATATGGATCTAATCAGAATCTTGGTCATACAGGTGGGTTTGGTGGTGTTGGATCTGGCGGCGATATTAATCTATACGGTGGATCCGGAACCGGTCATGGTAATTCTATGGGCAACGGAGCAATAGGTAAAGGCGGCCCTAGTTATTGGGGCGGAAATTCTAATTTAACTGGACGACATCAAAATCCTGGTGGAACAAGAACAGCGGCACCTGGAGCAGGTGGTACAGGCGGTGTTACAAACGAAAATTTAGGTGGCCAAGGTGGGATGAATGGGCTAGTAGTTGTATGGGAATATAAATAAAGGAGTGCAGTAAAATGAAAAGAGCATTAATACATAGTGCAGAACCAGGTAGAGTTTGTGACGTAGTAGAGATTGGTAGTGAATTTGAAGTATCCCCAGATTTTAGTTGGATTGATTGCCCAGACGATACAACATCATCGCACACCTATGATGCAGACACACAGACATTTAAAGCATTTGATATGTTATCAATGCCGGGGTTTACTGAAAATGCATATAAAATTGCACGTTCGATTGCATATACAGACATTGGTAATCAATTGGATATGTTATATAAAGAATTGCAAGCAACGGGTACAATTAGCAATGTTGGTCCGTGGTCAACACACATAACAGCAGTTAAAGGTGCAATACCAAAAGATGATCCTGCCGCAGTACTAGCGTGGAATATTGCACAGGTGCAAGCAAATAACCCGCAATAGGTTGTAATACACAATCGTTTCGTGTATAATATTAGTATGACCACATACTCGAAACGATTTTCAATAGCACACTGGGATAGACTCTCAGAAGAACATGCTGATGCTTATTATACAATGTTTAAGAATGCAAGTCCTGAATTTTTAGACAATATTCACGATATCTACTTTGGCAAATACTTTTACTATAATTACAATGGTGTAGATAAACGATGTGGAAATCCAATGGGAGTCGAAGCATCGGACACTCACATTGATTACCTATTTAAAATACAAGAAGAACTTGGTGTTGAAATATCACTTACATTTAACACTGTTCAAGTACCGCACGAAGTAATATTCAATTACGAAATTAGACAACAGTTTGTGCAATGGATTGGTTCATATTATGATCGTGGATTACGTAGTTGTACTATGTCAAGCGAACACATATTGCGTACAGGTGAGTTACAAACACGCTGCCCTGATATGCGATGGAAAAGCACAGTAAATCAAATTGTATCCGACGCACAGCAATTTATTGACTATGCGTATCTTGGATACAATACTATTTTATTAGACAGAAGTTTAAATAGAAACATTAAAGAACTTAAAAAGATTAAGAAGGCACAGGACTATCTTAATGGCAAAAACCCCCAAAAGAAATTACTAACATCATTGCTGATTGCCGAAGCATGTGTTTACCATTGCCCGTTTAAGAAAGAACACGATAGCGTAGGCGAAGTTATAAGCACTGAGTATTTTAGAGATGCCGCCAATCTTTCGTGTAATGGCTGGCGTGGTTCGGAAGCATTTAAACAATTACCGCGAGTGGGCATTGACTTAGTTGCTGTTGATGCAAAAACATTAAATCAATTTTTAGATCTAGTTGATATATTTAAATTCTCCGGACGATTAACTCAAGCACCATTCCTTGCTAAAGATGCCAAGTATGCTAAAGCAGTATGGTTTTATAAGACACAAAAACTAGATCAACAGAACACAAATATTGGCAACACAGTATACGCAGATAACTATAAAGATATAGTCGATAATAATCTTGCACCGTTACACGATTGGATTCCTGGTTGGATTGATACACGATTTACTAAAGAAGATTATAAAACAACTTACACAATTTATACTGGCATATGGTCGACTGCTCCGGGTAAGAAGTTAGAGAAACTATTAACAACGTGTAGAAATCAGTGTTGGGATTGTCATCAATGCGAACGTACATTTGGTACAGATGATATCGATTCTGCATTGCAACTAAGGAAAGTAGTATGAGAAACAAAATTGAAAGAATAACTATTGTAGGTGGTGGCAGTTCGGGATGGATGACAGCGGCTGCTATATCAAAACAATTACCACACGTTAAACTTACTCTAATCGAGTCGCCCAATATCCCAACAATTGGAGTAGGCGAAAGTACAATCGGACAGATAAACGAATTCCTTCACTATCTTGGTCTTAAAGATGAAGATTGGATGAAGCACTGTAACGCAACATATAAGACATCAATTAAGTTTATCGATTTTAGAGAAAACCCAACAGAAAAGCCACACGTATTTCATTACCCGTTTGGTAGATATGACTTTACTGATAAGCCCAGAGGTCTAATGGAATGGTTTATTGGTGCCGCAACACTACCTAATATTGATCCATATTCATTTGCAGAATTTTATCACGATCAGGTTATAATGACTGATGCAAATAAAATGACAAAGAATGAGGATCATCTAATACGTGGATTTAATTTTAAATCCGACACAGCATATCATATGGATGCAACTCTATTTGGTAATTATCTACGTGACCATTTATGTTTGCCGGTGGGTATGACACATATTCTAGATAACGTGTTAACCGCAACAATGGATGCAAAAGGACACATTGATACTATTGTAACTGAAAAGAATGGTGAGCTAACAGCAGATTTGTTTATTGACTGTACGGGTTTTAGATCACTATTACTTGAACAAACATTAAAAGTTCCATTCATATCATTCCATGACACACTATTAAATGATAGCGCAGTAGCAGGTGTTATTCCATATATCGATAAAGATAAAGAAATGGAGTGCGTTACAAGTTGTACTGCAATTGAAGCAGGATGGGTTTGGAATATCCCTTTGTGGGATAGACTTGGCACGGGGTATGTTTACTCAAGTAAATTTGCAACAAAAGAACAAGCAGAAGAACAATTTAAAAATCATTTAAAATCTAATAGAATGACAGTACAAGATGTTGCACGTGTTGACGCAATGGAAGTTCGACATATTGCTATTAAACATGGTGTACATGAACGTACCTGGGAAAAGAATGTTATTGGTATAGGTCTATCAAAT